CGCTATTGCTTGATCAACTCCGACATATAGCAATGCACCAGAGGGAACATATAAACCCGTATTCTTTTTATCTAGCTCATTAGGATATGCAGCAACTGTTGCAGCTGGACTCGCTAGGTTTGGGACTGGAACAGATAAAGCAGGGAGCGGAATATTTGTCCTGTCACCTTTTGATGAAGAGGTAATTGTCGCCCCACCAACATATGCTGTATTTACCGCAGATATGTTTGCTGATGTTGTCGCTGTACTTAAAAACACTAATACAGCTCTTGCCGTAGTGTTCTGCTCTAAAGCAAGAATTGATAAGCTATCAACTACAGCTCCATCATTTCCTGAACAATCAACAAGCAAAGTACAACCTGCCGATGCCGGTGTATTTAAATCTGTTGATGTTGTTAACGCCGCAGTTCCTCCGATTGTTGCAAATGAATGTAGTGGCCTATCGACCAACAGCGGCATTTTGTTTGAACTACTTGTTGCCATTTAATTAACCATCTATACAAAGTTTACTGAGAAATGAATACCAAGAAAAAACAATCACATTGGAGAGATGTCTCTCAAAGGACCAGTATTCATTAGCCCGACAGAAGTACTCATCCCTTTTCTTTTTGGTTTGGAATTATCTCTTTTTACTTTCCCTGCTTTTTCAATCGGCACTGGAGGTGGATCGAATGATGCTCCTCTTTGATTTGGTCTAGAAAAAATAGGTGTTTGGTTGTTAATTATCTGTTCTGCATCGCCATAAGGATTACGTCTTATCACCTGATCACCTTGCATTGATGCAGCAGGGTCTGCTGGAGCAGGGATAGGCTGAAACGACTTAACGTTTGTTGGATTATTAGGAACACCACCCTTTGATCCAGCTAAGAAAGTATTAACTTCTCTTTCTTCTTTCTTGTTTATGTACCACTCATTTGGACGGAAGGCACGCTTCGATCCTTCCTTATACTTCATGTGATCTGCTTTATTATTCATGCCAAACCTCCAAGAGTTGCTGCTAGGTAACTAGGTACTTTCTGTTTGTATCTGGTTACAAATTCATCAGCCGGATTTGGAACATTGCCCGTAGCACCTTGCAATGAATTGACCATCTCTACTCCTGGGTTTAATTCGCCAATAACTGGTTGCATATTGTTTCCCATGGTTTGGTCTCCAGTCGTTTTGGCCGACTGAGCAAGCATTGTTATTGCGTCTGGAGCAAATGCATTACTTCTGTTCTCATCTGTATCCGTAAAGCTTGGTGCAATAGCTAATTCATTATTTAACTGACTTTCATCGATATAGTTTCCGGATATTTCTGCCTTACCTTTTTGTACTTCAGCACTCTCTGAAGGTTGCGTAAAATCATCATTTGGACCTTCAATTCTTAGATCAGGATTGAAAGGCTTGTCACCTTTTGGTACTAGTAAATTCTTTCCGATAAAGTATCCAGCTCCTGCGGCTCCCAGAGCAACTAATGGATTCCCATCGCTAAGAGCTAAGCCAGCAGCAGCTCCTAAAGCTGCTCCTCCTCCACCTCCTAAAGTTCCTTTGCCATGCTGCTGAAGCATTGCGGCCATGTCTGAAGCTTGATTTCTCTTTCTGTCGGCTTCAGGATTTGTAGTCGGAGCAGAGGACTGATCGCCCCCACTTGAAGTTGCACTACTTTCTATTGCTTCTTTAGTGGCATCAATATCAACAAGTTTGTTCCTGTCGAAATACCCAGTACTCTTTAACGTTTCTATGGCACGTTCTTCTTTCCCCTTCCTATTGCGTTCTTGGTAGTAGGGATGAAGACTGCCATGCCCTCTGATTTGAGTTTCCACTTTTAGTTACCTCCAGTTTTGTGATCCAACGGCTTGTGCAACTCTTGTTCCAACCGCCGTATCAGCTGGACCTTTAATTGCCATGATGTATTCAGCACCAGACCGATCAAATGCATATCTCCTTACCTCTTCTCTTCGATAGTTAGCAACGTATAAAGTCTCTGCTAAACGATCAACTTCTCTGAGGTAAATTTCTCGATAAGTTTTATCAGCCTTGATTGGATCTGACTGGAAGATTTGCCTGTCAGTATCCCCTGTAATTCGCTGAACCATATTTGGCTGTGGTGCCGTCTCAGATTTAAAAACCTGAGATAGTCGATAAGCCTTGTCGCAACGATTCAGATGCTCAATGATTCGCTCATAGAAATAACTATCAGGAACACGAGCCATCGCTTCCTCTAGTCGAGCAATATCACCAGCGGGTAGATTAGCTCCAGTGTTATAGCCGAGATGGAACCTTGTACGGCTTTTATCGAAGTCGTTGAGTTCCACTAACTATTAAAAAGCGACTTTCGCTTTATTCTAGGCAATGTAGATTAGGTCTTCTTTGAATACCTCATCCCAGTCAACTCTTGGGATTTTCTTGAGTTGATCTAGTTTCTGAAATCTTTCGCCGGGAAGAGATAATCGAAGCTCAATAATTTTCTTAGCAGTTGCATATCCAATGCCTTTGACCTGCTTGGCTAGGGATTCTGCGGTAGCCACATTTACATTCAATCTTGTGTCAGCAGGTATGACTGCTTCTGGGATCTTATCCTCATCTTCCTTGTCAGAAGAGATTGGTTCAATCGTTTGACCAGTCCTGCCTTTGTTTGGTTCGTAAGAAATTAAGTCATTTAAAGCAACATACTGAACAACACCTGTCGCGTTTTTTACCATTGCCCAGTCTTTATCGTGATGTCCGATAAATTCGACAACTTGACCATTCTTTTGATTTTGATATAACGCCATAAATAAAAAAGGGCATCCCTATTTGAGATGCCCTTATTGTAGTGACAAAACCTAGTTAATTAGGTCTCTGTGATGAATGGAATGTATGTATCATCCAATCCAGCAACCTCATCGTCTACGAAGTATGAGACTTCAACGATGATTGGTGTACCACCAGTCTGTGTAGAAGATAAATTACTTCCAGCGCCGTTACCAGCTGCGTTACGTACATAAACCTTCAGAGTTTCAGCACCTCCTAAAACCGCTGCGGTTACAATTCCTTTCTTTGCAGATGCTGGTGCAATAGTTGTACTAGCAACAGCAAGTGTTGGAGAGGAAACCACAGTTGTTGTGATAGAACCAGCTGCTGAAGCTGCTGCATCCTTGACTGCGATGGTATCTGTGTTGGTACCAACGAGTCCAGATGAAGCTGAACCAGCGTCTTTGTTCTTACGCATATCAGGAACACGAATACCAACGTGGTAAACGTTTGCTCCTGCTGGAATTGTTAGTCCTGTAATGTCAGCACGAACTTTGTCGTCGCCGCGCATATCAGGGCTAGGAATGGTTACTGCAAATTCAGTAGCTCCTGTGGAACCAACTAATGCATAACCAACCTGATGGTAATAAACCCTACCAGGCACAGCTACTACTGGCTGTCCTTGATAGCTTGATAAATTGGTAACCCAGTTACCAGGAAAAATCTTTTTAGCCATTATTAGTTACCTCCTCAATATACGAATGAGTAAGCAACGGTAATGAAGTCCTTATTAAGAATTTCAAAACCAGCAAAGAGACTCCAAATCATAATGATGAATCTTGAGAAATCATCATTGTTATTAAGAAGAATCTGTGCGTTGTTACCACCAATACCTACACCAACTGCCTGTGGTCCGAAGAACAACATTGGAGCAATTGTGTAATCAGCAGCACCAGCATTTGCTGAGTCAGCTGCGATATTTGCATTGATAGTTTTCTCAGGTAGGTTGGTTGATTCGAACCATCTAACGCCCTCGAACAAAAATCCTGTGGGCATCACTGGTTGTCCAGCAACGAAGCCAGCTTGTCCATAAGCTGGACCCATACCTTGGAAGAAGTTGGCGTTAGGAGCTTGCTCAGGAGACATAGGATTAACCATGCCGTTACCTGCATAACGTGCAATCTCTCTAAATGCGTCGTTCTGCCTTAAGTGCATCATTGCTGTTGGATCAGCGATGCATCTGTAGTACCCATCAGAAAAAGTTGGAACGTTACGCTTGCGTAAGTCCTTAACTACCTGAAGTAAGTCAGTTTTAACGTCGAACTTAGCGGAAACACCAGCACCATAAGTGTACTTAGGGTTACCAGCTGCTTTAGCTGCTCCACCAGGGAAGTAGTAACCACCTTGTGAGTCTGATGCTAAACCGTTTGCTTCTGCCTTAAACAGCTCGTCTGCGAATACTCTGTCTCTCCAACGTCTGTAATCATCCAACAATGTCAATGCATTTCTTTATCTAAAGGCTCTTTATCCTTTAGTTCAACATCTTTACTATCGATGTTGTTGAGACTATCTCATCTTCCTTGTTCAGGAAGCGGGGCACTCGTGGAAGCAAATTACTGAGTTTCCTCTCGGCTTCTAGTCGTTGAACCTTCCAACTTGTGAGTTGGCTTGGCTGCTGATTACCCTTTTAAAGTGGGCTTCCAGCAATTCACCCCGTTTGCAATCACTACTTACGCAGCGATGGGACCATTCATTAATCCGATTGACTGATGGAAAACGTTGAGATTACCTGTGTCTAATAAAAGACGTTGTGCTGTTAAGAGAGTTTCTCTTGCAACCTTAAATGTTGAAGGAGATGTGGCATCGCCTGGATCGGCTGGTCCTGTGTACTCCTTAAGGTTTACGAGAACCTTATCCTTAACAATATTTCTGCTAGATGCGGTACCAAGTGTCTGATCAGCTGTACGCTCTCTGGAATCCTTATTACCAGGATTTCCCCAGAAACGATACAAGTATTACCCTATCGGCTCTTTATCCGATAGTTCTACATCTTTTCTATCGATGCAGGTTGGACTATCTCATCAATTAGTAAACCTAATTGTCCCGTTCTCGTGTCTCCAATACTGTGTTACCACTTGGGAGTTAGTCTCTGAACCTTCCAACTTGTAGGTTGGCTCGGCTGCTGATTACCCAATTAAGGAGGGCTTCCAGCAATTCTCGGGATTTAATGACCGCTATCGCTTAACGGTCTAACTGAACAGTTTGGCCTGGTTGTTTCGAACAAGTATTAATGGTGTGGCTCTTTATCCTCACCCACAAGATTAAGGACTCTTGTGATTGGACTATCTCTTCACCCTTTTACAGGGGTTGGGCGCTCGTGGACGAATCATAGAGTTGCCTCCGGTCGTCTAGTCTCTGAACCTTCCAGATTGTCGTCTGGCTTGGCTGCTGATTAACCTTCTTTTCAGATCCGGTCTTCCAGCAATTCACCCAATTTTTCAAACAACTTACGTTGTATGGACTCCATCGAAGTCGTGAACAACCACAGGCTCTACAGCCATCTCGATGATATAACCGGGATGAGGACGGTAGAGCTCGGCTCCTAGCAGTTTTGGAAAATCATTATCAATCCACATTGGGATTTATAACTCCGAAACTTATAGGGAA